CAAAGAGTAAGTCAGCAACCAAACAACACTAAAAATGGAGCTTCAACATACGACTATGTTACAGTACAAATTAATGCTTATGCTATTACTTATGCTGAAGTAGTAGCTTTGTCTCAAAAAATTAGAACTGCTTTAGATTATACAAGTGGAACTTATAGTGGGGTAGTGATAGATAAATGTTTTTATGAATCAAGCACAGATGTATTTTATGATAATGCTGGTAGTGTTGGGATTTATGGAATTTCAGCAGATTATAGATTTAACATAAATAGATAGATATGTATAAAGTAAAGATAAAAAAAGATATTGAATGTAGAGGAGTTAATTATGAAAAGGGCGAATCTTACGAGGTAAGTCGAGTAGTAAGAAACTTTTTACTTTCAAACAATGCAATAGACACAACAAAGAAAAAATCTAAAAAGAAAGATTTAGATATTAGCTAATTAATAAATTTTAAAATAAAAAGAAAATGGCAATTTTTAATGGAACGGATTTAATCCTAAAAGTTTCTCCAAGTTCTGGAGGAACAGAAGCGAAACTGATGCACTCTCAGAATGTATCTTTATCGGTTAATGTAGATACAATAGATATTTCAACTAAAGACTCTAGTGGTTTCAGAGACTTGCTAGGAGGTCAAAAGTCATTCAGTCTTAGTGCTGATGGTCTTATGGATTTCGCTGGTGTAGCTGCTGATACTGAAGTAGATGAATTATTAGACCAGATGTTAGCAAGAACGGCAGTAACATTCACATTTGCTCTTTCTACTCCAGCAGGTTATAAAATGACAGGTAGTGGTTTTATAACTTCTTTAGAGATTACTGGTGGTACAGAAGATGCTCCAACTTATTCTTGTTCAATAGAGGGTAGTGGTGCGTTGACTAGAACAGATATATAATTGATTTCTTTGTTGGTTGGGGATTGTGCTACGGCACATCTCCCAACTGACAAAACTTAAACTAACAAAGAAAATGTACGAAGTAGTTATAATAAACGGAAAAGATTACCCTGTAAGATTTGGAATGAACTCTTTAAGATTATTCTGTAAAGACACTGGAAGAAGTTTAGCTGACTTAGATAAGCTAGGAGAAGGAATAAGCTTAGATGATGCTTGTTATCTAATTCTAAATGGAATAAAAGATGGCTCGAGAGTGAGTGGTCAAGAATGTTCTTTAAGTGTTGATGATGTAGCTGATATGTTGGATGAGGATTTTGATGCTTTAAATAAAGTATTAGAAATATTTTCTAGTCAATTTTCAGCTAAATTTGAAACGGAGGGAAACGACAAAGCCACGAAGAAGAAAGTGGCGAAGAAATAACTTGGGACAAACTAGAGTCTATTGGCTATGGTTTAGGATTGCTCCCAAAAGATTTTTGGACTTTAACCTTTCATGAGTTCTTATGTACTCAAAAAGGAATAAATGATAGATTCGAGCTAGAGCAGAGACAAGAGTGGGAAAGAATAAGGTGGTTGGCTTGTGTTAATTTACAACCTCACACTAAAAAAGGACAGAATTTGACTCCTCAAAAGCTAGTGAGATTTGATTGGGAGAAAAAGAAAGTAAAGACTGATGCAAAGAAACAAAGAAAGAGAGCAGAATATATCAACAAAAAATACGAATTGCTAAATAAAAAAGATGGCACAGAAAACTCTTAGCGTAAAATTATCTCTTAATGATAAACAGTTTCAAAGTAGTTTAAAAAAAGCTACTAGGTCGATGAAGAAGTTTGGTCAGTCTATGCAAAGAACTGGTCAAACACTTTCAAGAAATCTTACTTTGCCAATCGTAGCTTTAGGAGCAGCGAGTGTTAAAGCTTTTGATACTCAACAAAAAGCAATAGCACAAGTAGAATCTGGTCTTAGAAGCACTGGAGAAGCGGCTGGATTTACTTCTCAGCAACTTCAAAAGATGGCTTCTGAGCTACAAGGTAAGACTTTATTTGGCGATGAGGTAATTTTAAAAGATGCTACTGCTCAACTTTTGACTTTTACTAATATAGCTGGAGAGCAATTTGAAAGAACTCAAATAGCTGCTTTAAATTTAGCAACTCGTTTAGATGGAGATTTAAAATCCGCTAGTATTCAATTAGGAAAGGCTTTGAATGACCCAGTCGCTAATTTATCTGCACTTAGTAGAAGTGGTATACAATTTAGCACTTCACAAAAAGAAGTTATAAAATCACTTGCTGAAAGTGGTAGACTAGCAGAAGCACAAACTATTATTCTTGATGAATTAGAAAAGCAATACGGAGGAGCTGCTGAAGCTGCTAGACTTGCTGGTCTAGGACCATTCCAAGCATTACAAATGGTTTTATCTGATTTATCTGAGGAGTTTGGAGCTTTGATAATGGAAAACCTAGAACCATTTAGAGCTAAAGTAGAACAAATAGTCAAATTTTTACAGAATCTAACAGATGAACAAAGAAGAACTTTAGTTTCTTTTGCTGGGTATGCAGCAGTAATTGGACCAGCTTTAATAATTGTTGGAAAATTGGTTACATCTATTGGTGGTTTAATAAATTCACTGAGAAAACTTAGTTTGTTTATAGCAACTAATCCATTTACTTTATTAGCAACTGCTGTTGCTGGTTTAGTTAGTATAATGGGCTTCGCAATATTAGACACTGAGAAATTTATTAAGACTGCTTTAGAAATGGGTAAAGTAGGGAAGTTTATTGCTAAAGTAGTTTTAGCAGCTTTGTCTGCAATTAATCCAAAATATGCTGCTTATTTTGCAGTATTAGATGATGTTAGTGAAGAACTTAATGAACAAGAAAAAAACTTAAAAGACTCAACAAAAGAAGTTAATGCTAATAAAAATGCAGTTGATAAATTAACAAAGTCAATACAAAATTTGTCTATTGAAACTGACAAAGGAGTTAATATTAAAGTTACTAAATCCTTTGAACAAATTTCAACAGAGTTAGATTCTATTGAACTTGGAGAAATTGGAGAAGAAGAACAATTAGAAAAATTATCTTTTGACACTGAAGATGTAGCAAATAAGTTTTTAAACTTGCAGTCCGTAACTGAGGAGATGAATAGAAGTTTTGAGTCTTTTGGAAGAATTTTACAAGGCACTTTTGCTCAAGCTTTACAGAGTTCAGATGGATTTTTTAAGACTTTTGTAGCTGGAGCTAAAATGGCAATGTCTTCCTTATTGGCTCAGTTAGCAGCAACTGCTGCTCTTAATGCTTTACTTGGAGGAAGTAAGTTGGGTGGGGCTTTAGGATTTGAAAGTATTGGAGGATTTGGTGGTATTGGAAAAGCTATTGGTGGTTTGTTAGGTTTTGCAGAGGGTGGAATGGTTACTGGAGCGACTTTAGCTATGGTTGGAGAAGGTCCTGGAACATCGATGTCAAATCCAGAAGTTATAGCACCACTTGATAAATTAAAGTCAATGATGGGACAAGGAGGAAATAGTGTTGAGGTATTTGGAACAATAAGTGGAGCTGATATTCTTTTAAGTAGCGATAGAGCAAGAAATAACAGAACAAAGACTAGAGGTTACTAATGGCAATAAATAATAGATTACAAAGCGAATTTCAAAGCGACAGAGGGACTTATTATAGAGTTACTGTAATAGATACTGATAGTAGCTCTTCTACTCTTTATACTATTGTCTCAGATGATGATGGGTATAAGCTCACATATGAAACTAATGATGATGATAGATTCACTGGTTTAATACCTTCTAAATGTGAATATACCTTTTTGTTGAATGAAAATTCAGCCAATGTTTTGGGAATAGTAAGCTCAATTAGAACTTCTCCATATAAGAGGTGGCAGTTATTGATAGAAACTTCTACCGATGGAGTTACTTATTCTAGAGATTGGGTTGGTAATCTATTAAACGAAATAAATCCAGAGGATGATGTTTCACTACCTAGAAAGATAACTTTAACGGCTATTTGTGGACTAGCTGCTTTAGAAAATATACCCTTCAATAATAACATTGCTTACGCTTTTGAAGGTCAGTTAACTTGTTACAGATATATATACAATACTCTTGTAAATCAAATAGACACTGAAAATAATTGGACTACTAATGCTAGATTTATTAGAGTCATGGTAGATTGGACGAATGGTTATATTCCTAGAGCAGAAGGCACAGACCCCTTAAATAATGTTAAATTTAAGTCAGCAGCTTACGCTCCCATAGATGATAATGGTTTTAGGCAGCCAAAGACTTCATTTAAATTACTCAATGATATTTGTAAACTCTTTGGAGCTAGAATGTTTTTAGCTCAAGGAATATGGCATTTTGTTCAAATAAATACATATGAAGAGATGAACTCTTCAGACCAATTTTTTAGAGACTATAAAAAAGGGAATAATGGTGGTAATATAACGGCTCCAGATTTTACTGGAACAACTAATGTTAATAAAACTGAAGATGGAACTAACATACAGAGACTAGCTGGTAACACTTTTGATTATTTAGCCAAGTTAAAAGAAGCTAAAACCACTTATGATACTATAAAATCTTATGATTTAATCCCTTTAACTATTACTCAAAGAAAGTCGGGAGGAGTTACAATAACAAACGATGCAGTTAATAACGCTATTGTCGCTTGGAATGGTTACCATAACAACGCTGGATTTAATACCGATGGAGATATTTATGGAATAAGTGCTGGAGTTGGAACAGATATTCTAGTATCTTATTACTTAGGAGATATTGTTAGTGTTACTGGTCAAACTATAAAATTCAAAAGAAGATTCAATAGAGCAGTAGATGAAACTTCTGGAAACTGGGGTATCTCTTCTAATGTATCTATCCTTTTTTATCATAGATTGAAGTTGATTGGAGATGCTGGGACTACTTATTATGCAAGAAGCACTCAACTTACTTCAGGCTTAGCTGATTGGACTACCACTTCTAACTATGGTCAAGAACCAACTTTAGGTTTGTTTGCAGATATTGCTAATGGTTATTTTACTCCATTTCCCATAAATTATCAGGTTTTACAATTTGAAACTGCGCAAACTCCAGACAGTGGGGGATTATATTTTGAGTGCTATGCTAGAGCATTTCATAGTTTTGGGCAAAATGACCCAACTTCTGGAACAGAAATAAGTTCAAGTAGTACAGATGCAGCTAAGCTCTATATATATTCAGCTCCAGAAAATTCTAATCATCAAGAAATACAAACTTATGTAAATAATAGTAGCACTTCTAAACAAGTTTTTTCTTCTGCTCAGAATATTGCGAATGGAGAGACTTATGATGTTGGAGAGTTATTTATTGGTAGTGGTCCAAACTCTCAAGCTGCTGGAGCTTTATATACTTATAACGGCAGTGCTTGGGACACTGGGGGCAATATGTCCTGGAACGCTTACGCTGGTTCTTCTGGTAAAAAAATAAATCAATTATTGTTAAATGAGATAATGGCTGGTCAGTCCGATGGTGCTAGTGTTTTTAATGGAACTTTAAAAATATTATCACAAAACTCTGGGGCTACTGGTTATAAGTTTAATAATGGAATCACTATTGACTCAAAGTTTTATATTCCTTATCAAACAACTTTCATTGCAAACAAAGACTTATGGAGGGGTGAGTGGTATGAAATAAACACCGGAACTCCTACTCTTACAGATAGCACTGAAGCAACTGCTTTAGATACTCAATTTGATAACGCTTTAAACACTTCAGCTTGGTAATATGCCTGGATTACAACAATATTTAAACAATGTAGTTTTAGCAACTATATCTGAATCTACAACAGATTTGACTATAACGAGTGTATCTATTTATAATGTTTCAGCTACTATGGCTACGATTGGAGACAATCTTTTCATAATTAGTAAACAGAGTGGGAGACAATATCAAATCACTCTTTCTGCAGACTTAAACGAAAAAACTAATACTTGTAGCTTTCTTTCTACAACTTTTGACACTACAATTCCAGAGGGCAGCATTATAATTCATAAAAAAGCTACTACTTTTGACAGAACAAACTTCAATATAGAATATATAAACTTCTCTAGTCAAGCTGCTGCTTCACAATATTGGATTACATTTTCTAGTAGTGGTATTTCTAATCATACTTGGAACACTACAACAACTGACACTGGAGTTACTGTTGATAGTTCTCAAATAACTTCTATTTCTACTGCTATTCAGTCAGTTGGAATAGTTGTGCCTTATGCGTGTACCTTAATAGGTTTTAGAGCTACTATTTATAGAGTAGGAAACTTTCAGACTGCCGTTGGTTTGTTTTGTGGGACACCTAAATATAATGATAATGCAACAGAAGATTTTACTTTAAGAGCTTATGCTGCTGCTGATAATTCTGCTGGACCAGACTCTAACTACTCACAAAGACCTGTAAAAGCTGAAGATTTGAATCGTTCTCATGCTTTGTCTGCTGGAGATATTATTCTACCAGCTTTCAATAGTGTAACCAATGATGGAGGTAATGCTAGAATAAGTTATACAATAGTATTAAAAACACAAAACTTATTATGATAAAAGAAGAACTCGAAAAGTTAAAAATAGATATTGAAGAAGCTATGTTATCTGGAGACTATGAGTCAGTAGTTGTAGCTTTAAAATTAATAATTGATAAAATTGAAGAACTAGAAAAATGAAAACACTATTAAAAGATTGTGCTGATGTTTTAACTTTGAACATAACTACTTTAGCAATTAGTTTCACTAAGGTAGAAATGATGTTGAAAATAGTTCTATTGATTTTGTCTATAATTTATACAACAGATAAAATTATTAAAAATAGAAAAAAATAATGGCTAAAAATATATCAAATAATTTTCTAGTAAAACCAAAGAAGAAATTAAAGGGAGTTCATTCTAAGAATAAAAGTAGAACTAAAGGAGGCTCTCAATATGTTAAACCTTATAACTCACAGGGCAAATAATGGAAGAAATATTACAACTAATAGAACGATATGGATTGACTTTGATTTTACTTCTAGGAAGCTTATATGCTTTATATAAGTTTTTCGTGTTTAGTATATACGAAGTGAAGGGAGAGTTTTCTAAACATCATGAGAATAATGCAAAAGATATGCAATATATCAAAAGTAAGATAGATATTATACTTGAATTTATAAAAGAAAAGAAAAAATGAAAAAATTTATTTGCAACTTAATTTACTTTTTAACCTTTAAAAAGGTATCTCTGAACATTTGTACTAACTGTTCTTGTAAATAATGGAATTACTTGTATTAAGATTTAGCACTCAAAAAGATAGTACCAATGGACTTCTCTTTGAGGTTAACGACTTAGGACTTAATTTCTTATGTTATACCTTAGAGGATGAACATAGAGTCTTAAAAGTAAAAGGAGAGACTAGAATACCGAACGGAGTCTATTATCTAGGATTTAGAAAAGAGGGTGGGTTTCATAATAAATACAAGAAACGATTTGCTGGTATTCATAAAGGGATGATAGAAGTTTTAGATGTTCCGAATTTCAAGTATGTTCTTTTCCATTGTGGAAATACTGATGAAGATACTGGGGGATGTTTACTATTAGGAGACTCTCAAGAAAACAACTACATTATAAAAGATGGATTTATTGGTAAATCTACAAACGCTTATAAAAGAATTTATCCGATTATAGCTAAACAGTTAGAGCTGGGTAATGAAGTAAAAATCACATACAAATCTATATAAAATGGCTTTATTAACAAATGTCTTTTCAAAACTTTTAGGGAACGCTGATAAGATAATAGATGAAGTAGTAACTTCGCAAGAAGAGAAGCTGACTCTGAGAAATGAACTACATAAAATAGTTCAAGAGCAAGAATCTTTGATAGAAAAAGAGGTTACTAAAAGATGGGAAGCTGATATGAACTCAGATAACAAACTGAGTAAAAATATCAGACCAATAAGCTTAATATTTCTCACTATTGTTTTTACTATTATCTCTTTTTGTGATGGTAATATTGGAAAATTTAATCTTGCAGAAGGTTATAAACCAATTTATCAAAGTCTTTTGCTTTTAGCTTATGGAGCTTATTTTGGTTCTCGAGGGTTGGAGAAAATCAAAAATAAATGAAAAACATTAAAAGGTATAGATTAAAGCCTGATGAATGGAGTTTAATAGATAAATACAGACACTATAAAAAACAAAAAACTGAAGTTAGTAATGTTCTTATTATTGGAGATTTACATGAGCCTTTCTGTCTTGAGAGTTACTTGGATTTTTGTCTTGATACCTACCATCAATATAAGTGTACTGATGTAATATTTATAGGAGATATAATAGACAATCACTATTCTAGTTATCACGAAACTGATGCAGATGGTTTAGGAGGTGGAGATGAGCTTGAACTAGCAGTCAGTAAAATAGCTAATTGGTATAAAGCCTTCCCAATAGCTAAAGTGTTAATAGGTAATCATGACAGAATGATTATGAGAAAAGCTCAAACATCTTCTATTCCTAGTAAATGGATTAAAAGTTATCAAGATGTATTAGAAGTACCTAACTGGGATTTTCTTGAAAGATATGTTTTAAATGATGTTCAGTATATACATGGAGAAGCTGGAACTGCTAGAACTAAATGTAGAGCTGATATGATGAACACTGTTCAAGGACACTTACATACTCAATGCTATACAGAAAACTATGTTGGTGCAAAATATAGAATCTTTGGTATGCAAGTAGGTTGTGGAATAGACCATGAGTCTTATGCTATGGCTTATGCTAAATCTGGGAAAAAACCAGCTATTGCATGTGGAGTTATACTCAACAACGGAAAAACTCCTATAAATGTTATGATGGAACTATAATTTTAATATATTTGCCAAGTTTTTGGTAAAAAAAAACGATATTGTCAATCATTATTAGTTTTGTTTGTAGGGGGTATTTTAACGAATACCCTCTTTTTTTATGTCTATATTTAAAAAAGTTTAACACTATTCTTATCTAGTAAACTAAAAAAAATACACTTTTATTGTTAAAAAGTTTGCACAATTAAAAAAAGGGTTATATATTTGACCCAACATAACAAACTAAAACACAAAACAATGGAAATTATAAAAAATGAATTAGGACTATTTGAACTACACATAGACGGAGAGTTATGCGTAGTAAAATCAACTAAAAAAGAAATTTTAGATTTTATAAAAGAAACAAACACAAACTAAAACAACTAACAATGAAAACATTTAAAATTATTATCAAGCAATTAATTAAGATATTAACATTTGACACTCGTTATCCAACTCCAGAAATCAACTTAATGTTATGGGAATACGAGTTTAAAAACGAAACTTTCGAATACAATCAATTTAGAACATTAATGAATTACTTAAAAGATAACAAATAACAACAATGGGGAGAGCAATCTCCCCTTTTTAAAACAACTAACAATGCAAGATTTACACAAACCAACTTATTTAGATGCTAAAATGGAATTAGGTACTCAAGTACAATTCTTTAGCTTTACATTAACACATTTATGTACATATACAATGTAGGTCAATCTTCTGCATTTCCACAAGCCATGGGTCAAGTGCAAATGAAAAGATCAAATGGTAATTATTATGGTTATTCTTTTAGTGGAAGTTACAATACAGCAATATCTAATTTTGATGGGTTTACTATAACTAATAA